GGCTCCTACGTTAGAGGACTGCGGTACAGGCACTACACCTTGTGACCAACAAGACAGAGTAACAAACGGAGACGGCTCGTGTGGCGAATGTAAACCTGGATTTATAGAAGATCCTGAAGGGTTTGACCAGTGTATCACAGCACCCCCAGGGTGTAACGACTGTACCTGTGCTGAGTACGCCGCAAATAACCCTAAAGAGTGTACTACGTGTCCTGAAGGTCAATCTTACTGTGATTCCACAGGCCAATGCGAAACTGCTGAAAACTGCGATGACGGTGATGACGGTGGTGACGGAGGTAGCGGTGGCGGCGGCGGCGGTGGTATGTTTCAGCCGTACACTTTTGCCATAGCCGCAGACCCTCAGTTACAAACTCGACAAGAGTTTCCTATTACAGATTTCTTAGCTGGTATCTTTACTGGCACTGGAGGCGGTAAAGCATGACATATTTAAACTTAGTAAACAACGTCCTCAGGCGCTTACGTGAAGACGAGGTGTCTAGTGTACAAGATACAACCTACAGTAAACTGGCGGGTGACTTAGTAAACGATGCCAAGAGAATGGTAGAGGACGCTTGGGATTGGTCAGCACTCAGGACTACCCTGACTGTTACTACGTCTGCTGGTACTTTTAACTACGTACTTACTGGGTCACAAAACAGGATCAAGGTACTAGATGTACTTAACGATAGCTCTAATTTGTTTATGAGTTATCAGACAGCACACTGGTTTAACGATGCGTACCTTAACCAGAGTCCCGTATCAGGCATACCTGAGTACTACACGTACAACGGTGTTGACTCTAACGGCGATACTCAAGTTGACCTGTATCCTCAACCAGACGACACGTACACCATTAGGTTTAACTGTATTCTAAGGCCAGACGACTTAAGTGCTGACACTGACGACCTTACCATCCCTGCCCAACCTGTAATACACCTAGCGATAGCTCTGTTAGCTCGTGAGCGGGGCGAGACAGGTGGTACATCAGCACCTGAGTACTTTGGTATTGCTGATAAGTTTTTGTCTGATGCGATTGCTCTGGACGCACAGAAGCACCCTGAAGAAACTATCTGGTACACTCCGTAGGAGCCTGACGTATGGCACAGCCGCTACAAAGTATCAACTTAGTTGCTCCTGCGTTTAAAGGAGTCAACACAGAAGACTCTCCTATTGCACAGGATGAATCGTTTGCTGAAATCGCTGATAACGCTGTGATTGACAAGCGTGGGCGTATTGCTGCACGTAAGGGAGTAGACCTGTTAACTGCTGTTAACACACCTCTAGGTTCTGACTACGCTGTTAAGCTGCACCACTTTTACGATGACGCAGGTAACGAGGAAGTCTTTGTCACTGGTAACAACAAGATATTTAAGACTGCACAGACGACTAATCCTGACGACACGCTGACAGACATTACTCCAGGTTCGTACACAATCTCTGCAGACAACTGGAAAATAGTAAACTTTAACGATAAGGCGTACTTCTTTCAGCGTGGACAAGAGCCTCTGGTGTACGACAACGCGACAGGACTTAGGACGTTTGGTACAGCAACAGGTAGTTCTACTAATAGTAACTTCTACTGCCACGAGGCTCTAGCAGCTTACGGTAGACTGTGGATCGTAGATAACGTAGCAGACACACAGACTATATACTGGTCTGACCTGCTGATAGGAACAGACTTCACTGGTGGCTCCAGTGGTTCTATAGATGTATCTAAGGCTTGGCCTGACGGGTACGACGAAGTACGGGCACTGGTTGCTCACAACAACGCTCTGCTAATCTTAGGCAAGCACAGCATCATCGTGTACGATAACGCCGTTAGTCCAGCACTTATGGTTTTGTCTGATACCGTTGCTGGCGTTGGGTGCATCTGTAGAAACTCTGTACAGCACATAGGTACTGATGTGTTGTTTATGTCTCAGAACGGCTTAAGGAGTTTTGGTAGGACTATACAAGAAAAGTCACTACCTCTGTCTGATTTAAGTGTAAACATAAAGTCTGAGATTATTAATTTGATTGAAACACGGACTGCACCAACGGCGTCTGTGTACAGCCCTGAGAACTCTTTTTACCTCATTACGTTTCCAGACAGGTCAACTACGTACTGTTTTGATCTCAAGGCTAGACTAGAAAACAACGCTTACAGAGTCACACGTTGGACCTCTGCACCGTTTAAGTCTTACGAAAGAAAGAACAACGGTACGCTCCTTGTAGGTACTGTGGACGGCGTAGGTGAGTACGCAGGGTACGCAGATGAGTACAATGACTCAGGCACGATTAGGACTTCTAGCTATCGCTTTAGGTACTACAGTCCCGGATTGACGTTTGGTGATTCATCTAAACTTAAGTTCTTAAAAAAAATACGTCCAACACTAGTAGGTGCTAACAGCGCTACTGTGTTTATAAAGTGGGCGTATGACTTTAGTACATTGTACAGTACACAAGAGTTTACGGTAGGTAACCAGACTCCCTTCTTTTTTAACGAAGCAGCTTCAGAGTACACGGTTGCTGAGTTTACCGGAGGAGCAACAACAACCAGACCTCCTGTTAACACTACAGGCTCTGGCACTATTATTACTATTGGTCTTGAGTCAGAAATAAACGGTTTTGCTTTATCTCTCCAAGAAATTAACATATTAGCACTAATGGGTAAAACACTATGAGCAACTATACAAAGACAACTAACTTTGCTGCTAAGGATAGTTTGCCTTCTGGAGATGCTGGCAAGATTATTCAAGGCACTGAATTTAACACAGAGTTTGACGCTATTGTAACTGCGGTTGCAACTAAAGCTGACTTAGCTTCTCCTACATTCACAGGCACTGTAACAATTCCTAATTTGACGTTTACAGGAACCATGTCTACAGGGACGATTGACGGAGGAACTTACTGATGGGTATTATTAGCGATCTTTTAGGAGGTATTACTTCTGATCTTGTACCGGACGAGTTAAAAAACTTATATACAGACCCTCTTCCGCAGATAACATCGCCAGACACCACGTTTCAACCATTTACTGTTACAGGTTCAACAGGAGGTGTAACCGCTGGTCCTACGGGAACTCAATATAACCTTTCTCCAGAACAGTTGGCGATGCAAAATCAGTTGTTTGGGGGTGCTTCAGGGTTTTTTACAAACGCTATGCAAGACACTGCGGGTCGAGAGACAGACATATACGAACGTATCAGGGCTGCACAGCGGCCTGAAGAACAACGAGAGCGTTTAGCTTTAGAAGAACGCTTGTTTGCTCAAGGTCGTGGCGGTGTAACAACTAACCAATTTGGTGGAACTCCTGAACAACTGACAATGGCTAAGGCACAAGCTGAAGCACAAAACACGGCCATGCTGGGCGCTATGCAACAGGCACAAGCAGAGCAACAACAGCAAGCGACCTTAGGAGGACAGTTTCTGAAGCAAAGCTACGCACCGCAGGCAGCACTTTTGTCTGCCATGAGTCCTGCACTCAACGTAGCTAGTATGGCTGATGTAGCACGAAGGCAACAAGCAGAGTTTGACTTTGAAGCACAACTAGGAAACATCCAAGGATTAGTAGGACAACGCACAGGTCTTGCTAATTTGTACGGCGGTATTTACGGAAGTGTTTTGGGAGGCCTTGGTGGACTCTTGTCTGGAACAGGCGCTGGTGGAAAACCTTGGTGGTTGTCTTCTGATGTAGCTTTAAAAGAAAATATTGTTAAAGTTAAAACACTCAAAAACGGCATTAATTTTTATGTGTGGGATTGGACTGAAGAAGCTAAAAACTTTGTGGACAATGCGCCTACGGTTGGTGTTTTAGCTCAAGAAATTCAAAAGTTAATTCCTTCTGCAGTTACTACAGGCGACAACGGATACCTCATGGTAGACTACTTCCAAGTCTTAAAGGAGATAGACTCTAATGGCTAACAGTACAATAGCGGGTATGCTGGCGCAGTCAGGGCTGGCTCAAGGCAAAGCAATCGGTGCTCCCATACAAGCGTTTGGTCAAACTATGGGCCAACAGCTTAGTGAAGGGCTGATGCAACGCAGGCAAGCAAAAGAAATAGAAGAAGCTAGAAAAATTGTAGATCAGTACACAACAGGTAGTGGAATAAATCCTGGAATGTTGAGTAAGAAAGCACAAGAAGCAGATGCAGAAGACAAAGACTATCTTGCTACAATATTCCGTGAAGGTGCTGAACTGGCTAACACTAATATGGCTACTGGTCAAAACTTAGCTGGGTACAACCAATTAGCTGTGGCGGCTGGGCTGTCCTCAGAATCAATTTCTAGTGGCATACTTGGAATACTTGCAGGACAGTACAAAGATCCAGGATCTGCCCTTAAAGGAGCGATGGATACTCAAACCCTAGTAGAAAAAGGCGCTAAAAGAAAAAACGCTGCTGAACAGCTAAGGGTTATGGGTTCAGACGACCTTGCTGATGACGTAGAAAGTGGCATGTACACAGACGCGCAGGTTGGAAATGTTTTACTTACGGCTAGACAAGCTGCAGCAGCAGCCGAGCAAGGCCAAGAAGGTTTAGAAGCGTTTGTTACTGCCAGTGATTTGTCTGATACCGCGTTTGGTCAAGCAGTAGTCGCCGGTCAACTTAAAGATGTTCCTCCTACTCTTGTATCTAAACTAGCTACAGAAGCTTTGGCTCAACGCGAAGAAGACGCCTTTATAGAAAACGCTAGAAAATTAAACAGACCAGAAGCAACAGAAGCTGCAGAGTTGTTAGAACTGGGAGTAATCACGATTACCGGAGCAAAGAACCTGATTAAAGACGGAGGAAAAACTGAGATTCAAACAGCCGACATGGATCAGTATGTTCTTGAGGGCGGAAAGCCAGTGTGGGGCGGGGATATTACTGTTAACGGCGTAGAGCGTAGAGCGTACCAAGACCCCAACGACCCTACTCAAATTACATCTCTGCCTGCTGACGCCACAAAATTAGTAACTACGTCAGACAAAAAAGAAGGAAGGGTTAACATAACAAAAACAGAATTAACTTTGGGCAGTATTTCTTTAATAGGAGACGATGGATACTCAGACTTAGACTCAGAAAATAAACTTAAAGCACAGGCTTTTTGGGCGGCTGTGTACTTAGACTTAATTCGTGAAGAAGACGTAACTAAAGAACAAGCAGAAGCACGAGCAAGAGAACGAACGCTGGCTAGAATCAAAGACGGTGAGTTTCAACAGACTGAGGTTACGGAAGATGTTCCTGAAGGTACGCCAACTTTTGATACGGAAGCCGAAGCACTGGCTTCAGGTTTAGAGGAAGGCACACTTGTTATAATAAATGGTCGTCGCGCGAGACTTTAATATGGCTATTACATATTTAGATGAAGAAACTCCAGTTTCTGCAGGAAGAGTAATTACGTATTTAGACGAAGAACCTACAGAAGACGAACCTGAAGAGGACATCGGCTGGTGGGACGAGTTTAAGTTAGCTTACGATACTACGTACACTGACGCTCAAGATTGGAGTTTGTCCTTAGAAGCTGCCATGCCTATGGGAAACATAGACTTTGAAGGCGGCTTGCCCACGTATCGTTCTCCTGCAGAACTGTACGGTGCTGACTTTGAAAACCTAGACTACGAAGAGCGCAAGGAATACTTGGCAAGTCGTAGAGAGTTTGCATCAAAGTTAGAAAACATTGAGACTATTATTTGGCAAGAAGACAACGGTAAAAGCACCAGTGCCAGCATACTAGGTACTATGACAGGTGCCTTGATGACACCAACTACCGCTAGTCCAATGGGTAAAAAGAGAATAACACAGGCTGCGATTGGTGCCGGTA